TATATCTCAAGAGAAGTGCATAAGCAACTTCAGAAGAATTTAAAAAATAAGTTGCTTGACTTTATGGAAACTGGAGACAGCGGAAAACTAGTTGACCCATTTATCCAGTCACAGTTAGACACTCTCATTGAAGATTTGAATAATAACTTTATTTCTCAGTATGAAATTGCTGCTCAGAACGTTCTGCAATATATTATGCAGAATCGTAAGACCGATTTCAAAACAAAACTTTGGACTCTACTTAAAGACTTATTAGTCACAGGATACACTTTTTATCAGGCCGTTCCGACTGCCGAAGGTAATAATGTATCAATTGATGTGTTAGACCCGCTAAATACTTTTATCGATAAGAATCCTAATTCGCCTTATGTGAAGGACTCATACCGCGTAGTTGTTCGTAAATGGATGACTAAGTCTCAAATTTTGAACAAGTACGGAAGAGAAATGTCAAAAGAAGACGTTCAGAATCTAAAAGACCAGTGGAAAGAAGCTTTAGACTATTCAGCTAAATATATTCGTCTGATGCACACTTCGCATCCTTGCGGTTCCCTTGGAATTGTTGGAGACCATGAAGCTGTAGTAGAGCCAGGTAAACCAAGACAAAAAAACAAAGGATACAATCCTAACTATGAACAAATTCCAGTTTACGAAGTAGAATGGATTGAAACTGACAAGAACTTTGTAATGCAACTGTATCAAACAGTTCGCATTGGTCAGGACATTTACATTCTTCGTGGTAAGAAAGAAGATGTAGTTCGTAGTGTAGACAATCCATCTTACTGTGGATTAACTGTTAATGGTGTTTATTTTGATAATAGAAATGACGAACCATTCTCATTAGTTCTCGCTTGTGCTAATCAGCAAGATAGATACGATTTATTAATCTTCTATCGAGATAACTTAATTGCTAATAGCGGAACTACCGGTGACTGGATTGATGAATCTTTAATTCCTACAAACTTAGGAGTTAACTGGCCAGAACGATTAAAGTCTTGGTTAGCTTATAAGAAGCAGGGTGTTGCCTTATTAGACACAGCCCAGGATGGAAGATTGGCTACAGGTCAAGCCACTCTAAATACTATCTTTAATGGTTATGATGATACTGTAAAGGTTCAAGCGATTCAAGCAATTCAAACAGCTATTGATGCCGTCGAACAAACAGTATCTTCTATTACTGGTGTATTCAGAGAAAGACTTAATGGTATTCAAGCACATGATGCTGTTACTAATGTAAAGATTGGTCAATCTAACTCCTTTACAATTTCCAAACAGTGGTACGCACATATGGACGTACTTACAGAAGAAATGCTTACCGATTCTTTAAATCTTGCTAAGATTGTATTTAAGAATGGTTTAACTGGAACAATTGTACTTGGTGATAAACTACAAAAGATTTTCACCGCACTTCCAGAGTATTTCACAACTTCAGACTGGGACATTCATGTTCTTGCTAATTCTGACATAGTTAAAGACCTAGAACAAATAAAAGCTTTAGTTCCAGAACTTGTTAAGGCTGGCGGTATTCAATTGGATACTCTATTTGATATTATGACTTGTAAAAGTCTATCGGAAGCTAAGTTTGCAGCAAAAGAAGCTATTAAGAAGCAGAAGAAAGAGAATGACCAAATTGGTCAGCTGCAACAGCAAGTACAACAGCTTACACAGCAACTTCAACAGGCTCAACAAGAACTTCAGAAGGCTCAACAGCAGGTACAGCAACTTAATGCCGAAAAATTACAAATTGAAAGACAGAAGGTTGAATCTGATACTCAAGTTAACATGTATAAGGCTAAAACCGATAGAGACTATAAGGAAGCCGAGGCACGTAATGATGCTCTTAGAACTAAAGTTGAAATTGACCAGTTGCATGATGGTAACCCTTATAACGACACAGTAAAACAATTACACTAATATGGAATTAGCTATAGAAATTACTCCGGACTATCATGGCAGTATTGCTATTATAGACTATACAAGAGAGACTGAGTACATTAATGAAGAGGTTGAAGACCTACTTCCTAGTTACACTAGATTTAAGTTCTCAGAGACTTGTACAATAGATGCCTTAAACAGAATAACCAGTCAGGAAGTAACCACACAGTTAACTACATATACACAACATGACCATGAAGCTGACTCCGTAAGATTCCCTCTTGCGGAGGACGGTTTCTATTCTGTTGACCATGTGGTACTACCAACAGTAGAGTGGTTATATAAAGTTAAGGATTTAGACCTCTCCTATTACAGAAATGGAATTTATGTTACAGATGGTTATCAGTGCTATATCTATAGAAACAACACACTATCACCAGTTGAAATCCAGGAAGTAATTAATGTTAATCCTGAATATACCACAATTTCGATAGCAAGTTACAAGGTATTTAGTATTGATAGACTAAAACACTGTTACATGAATCTTGCTCGTAATATTCTCAATTCGGCTGGACGCTGCTTAAAGGTTGATAGCACAATAAGATTTAATCGCGACTTCCTATTAATGACTATTACAGTTATTAATTTCTACTTGGAAGAGAACGAATACACCGAGGCTGAGTTGGTATTAGAACAGCTAGCTTGCTACAATCTTTGCGACGCTACAAATACTAAACCATTTAATTCAAAACCCTGCGGATGCAACCATTAAAGAGAAAAATAATAG